TTTATCTACGACAACGCACCACTGCTGATCGCATCGTTTGAATCAACCGGCAATGCAGGAATCATCCCGAACCGACCGTTTTTGATCGTGAACGAACAGAGCTGCAGTGGTGCGTTGTCGTAGATAAACGTGCGGAAGCTTTCGCTATCTTCAATAACGCCGTCATAAAAGATCTTGTTTGCCCTTAAAAACCTTGCGGTGGCACGCAGAGAATCCTCATCCACCAACTCAGCAGGAACAACGTTGCCAACACCTTGGCTTTTGTTTTTAAGCAGGTAAAAAACAAGGTCGGCAAACAAGTTGCTTGGTTTGTTGTCACCTTCAATCAGGCGAGTAACAGGAATGCCCGTTGCAGACCATATCCGCAACTGCTCGACTCCGGAAATCTCTCCGGTAGATTTAAGAGTAAGCCCGATGGTAGACATGTCGTCATATTGGGCCAAGCTCTCGTTAGAGATATATTCATTGACATAGACAATTTCATGCTCTGGCCCGGAATCGTTTGACTTTGTTAGCTGTGTGTAATGACTGCAGTCTGAAACCTGTGAAGCTTGCTCAAAAACACGTTCACCGTCTTTAATCCCGCCGACTCCAATAGTTGTGACACTTGCAACTGAAAACGCAAAGCCAACACTGCTGTAGCCCGCACCAATCGAAGCTGCGTATCTGCTAAATATGTTGTCTACGTTAGCGGTAATCGTGAAGGCATCACCAACCGCCCAGTCACCAGTCGCTTCAGTCGTTCCAAACTGAACGTTCGACCAAATTTCATTTCTGCCGTTATTTGCAGCTTGATACCTAGGACCGATTGTCTGCCCCAAAATACCCTGCACAGATGTCGCTGTAATCGTGACAGTAATAAACCTGTTGCCGTTAGGTTTGTAATGACGGTGGCTAACGGTTTTTGTCGTTCCGCGATTCTCACTGGCTTTTGCATTACCAAGAAAGTGCGTGAGCCAAGCCTGCTTAATCAGCTGAATGCTGCCAGTGTTTGAGCCAAAGTAATAATTGCTAATTGTTGCGGGAATAGTCGTTGGTGTAGACTTTGCAATTGATTTTCCAGGTTTTGTAAATAACTCGTCGTTGGTTTTGATTTCCGCAATGGTCGTTCTTTTTCCCTGAACAGTGACCCTAAAGCTTCCGTATGGAGTCTCATTGTCTATACCAATAGTGCCAGGGTCGCCAATGTTATAGGGAACACCTACTGAGGACTGCAAAACAATAACTTCATTTTCATCAATACTGTTAATTGCAATATCTGAACCAGTGCGTGGAATTAAACGGTACTCATAAAAACCTTGAACCCTAGGACGAATTCTTAGATAGTTGTTTTGTGCGATTGGTGCGCTGCCTTGAACACAGAACACCTGTGGCATCCGCTTAAACGGAGCCTGTGGTTGTCCGTACTCCGCGACAGGACGAACCCAAATCGAAAAACATGATGACCGCTGGAAATACTTATCCATGCGACCAGTGGTCAAAGTAATGTCTTTTTTATCAAGCTTGAATAACTTGTCAGGAGAAGGCAGAGAATTAAAGTTGCATAATCCTGCGGCTCTATTAAAAACTTGGCTGCGAATGCCAAGCTCAATCACTTCGGCGTCCCGTCGAACAGGACGAATCGTAGCGACATTTAATCGGCAAACGTTGTAAAAAGCTGCGCCGCAGTGCTTGTTGGGATTAAAAACGTCACCCTCATAGCCGCCAAGAGGCTCTCTTACTGTTCGCGTTCCAGCAATGCCAATCTCGGGCACACCAAGGATTGCCACGCATTCCATGTGTATGTGCAAACGATCTTCGCCATCTTTATGCTCAACTCGATCTTTGACAATCCAAGTGCTAGCTCCGACGATCCACCTGGACCCAATCACCATTAAATCCGATGCACGCTGCCGCCAAGAGTTTGCTTCATTGACGAGATCATCGAGGTTTACCTCAGTATCTTCAAAACCGTTTTCATCATCTTTTTTTGCCAAATCTTCCCACTTACTATTATTAAAGTCGATCTCAAAAATTGCTGTGTCCCCCTGGCTTACGGTAACAATAGTTCTGTTTTTATATTGAACGTTATTGTGCTTGATGAAACCCATGTGACGCGAATAAGCCCTGCCTACGCCAGGCTGTCCAGCCTCTTCATTTGGAATATGTAAAACATCGGCAAGACTGCCAGCAATTTTGCGACGTTTAGCCTGAATTTCTTTCCTAGCTTCCCTATTGTCAGAACCTTCAGTAGCTGAAAATGGTGCGCTGACAATCTCCCAGTTGAAGCGATAAGCCGACCCATTGTGGATTGGCGTTCCAGTGCCGAACGTTGTGTCACCGCTTGGCACATATGACATTGAAAAACCTTCACTAAACTGCCCATCCTCAGTGGGTGCAGTAAACACCTGCCTGCCGACTGTGCCTGTTGCCCCGGGGCCTTCCGTTCCAAGCAAAACTGGTGAAGCTGGACGATTGTTGCCTTTCTTGGAAGACCAATACAAGGCAAAGTCACGACTGCCCAGCGCACTCAATGACTGCGTACCAAGCAGGACTCCTCCAAGTTCAGGTGCATCTACTCCAAACTCACCTGCGACGTAAACGCCTTCATACGCTTGATATGCGCCGTATGCGTATAAGCGAGACCACACCAGTGCTGGCACGAAAATAAGTCCGCCAGTCAATACGCCATCCGCTCCAGTGCCACGCTTGCCAAACGGAATGGGAATTGGTTGATTTAGCTCAGCAAGGCTTGGCGCGTTATCAAAGCTGCTGGCTTGGTTGAAACGGCTAGGACCAATTTGGTTTTTAAGCTTTTTGCTTTTAATCTTGCTGTCTTCAAGCGATGGCGCTTTTGGCGCCAGCAAAAGGCTGGCTGCCGTTAGAGCAACGCCGATTGCAAGGTTTGTAAGAACAATCGTTGTTGCGCTTTTTGCTGCAACAGGAGCTAATAAACTAGGAGCAAGCGGTGCAGCAGCCGTAGCAATAAAAAATGAAGCCTGCACGTCAGGAATATGTGCATACTCAGCAGGACGCACATGCGCCCTTTGCATCGCATAACGTACAAACTTTCTATACTCTTCTTCGCTGCAATCAAGCGCAGCAATTAACGATTTTTCGTACGGTAAGAGCGGCGGATTATAAGATTGCCCACCGGTTTCCAGTCCACTGCGGAAATCAACGGATTGATGTAGAGGACGCCACTCTGCCATAAGACTCCGAAGGCCAGCGGCCTAACGTCCAGCAATGCTATGTCGCCATCATAACTAGGGCAATCAAGCCGCTCACAATAATGATTCAGCTCCTTCAACACCTCGCGGGGCGTCATTTCGTACCAAGCTCCCTTTACTCCTGGATTGGCAATGCCTAGCCGCTCCAAAGCGTCAATGACTAGATGGATGCAGTCATCCTTGCCGTAGCTGTACTTTCGCCCAATCAGATCGCTACACACGGACCTGTGCTGTAAACGGAATGTTGCCAACCTGCTGACGACGCAAGCGGCGACCTGGAATGTTTGCCTGCACCGCATCAAGCACAGAGTTCAGCTTGATTTGGATCGATGCTTCGTCCCAGCCGCCAGAAGAACAGGCGCCGAAATACTCATAAAGGGTGCGCTCCACCGCATAGGTGCTTGAGTTCCAGAGCACCGTTGAGACCTTGGCGACGTAAATGTTGTCCAGGGCTTCGACCACAAAGTTGCGAGTGATCTGGGTGTTGGCAAACTGCAGCGTTGCATCAAGATTGTCACCCTGGAGCGTTGCCATCGCACCACCAAAACCAAATGGCAAAAACGAGTAGTCACCTACGTTTTGACCGACAGCGTAGTTTTGAAACTTGAACTGGTTGAGCTGGCCGCTACGGCCTACCTCAAGCAGGTGTCCGTAAACAAACTCCATCAGACGCCAATCCTCCGGCGAACAGCAGCTGAATTACGAAGTGAGCCCATGGCTCTGCGTTCACCTTCTGCAGCGCCCTGTTGCGCTGCTCTTGCAAGCCCAACCTGGAACTGCTCAGCAGTGACGTAATCAACGTTGTTAATGCGCTCTACGTTAAAGCGAACATCGATTGGTGCGGCAACTGCTGTTCCGCCACCTTCGCCTGACGTTCCACCGCCACCGCCTTCGGGAATGACCGCAGAACCACGAGCGCCACGCGAATAACGCGACATCGCAGATCGCATCTTTGATTCAGGAATGATGTATTCAGGTCCAGCTTCTCCAACGACTGCAGGAGTCGCACCAGAAACAAATCCTCCAGATGCAAATCCAAGAGCACCGAATAAACCCGTGCCAGGGGTAGTGCTTGTTGAAAAAGTGCCGATTGCCTGCTTGAGGAACATTCCGCCAAGCTGCTTAAGAATGCCGGACAGCGATTCTCCCAAGGACTTGCTGCCATCAATGGCACTTTGAATGCCATTAACAATTCCAGAATTTATGACTTCACCAATTCTTTTGTAAAACGCTTCTTGCTCTTTAAGGGCCTTTAACTGATCATCGCTGATAATTTTGGCAATTTTGCGCTGCGTTTGTGCGTTCACCTCTGCAATATCTACATTAGTTTTTTCTTGAATAGCAATAACTTCTTTTGTTCTTTGCTGTTGATCAAGCTCAGGATTAATTTTAGCGATAGTTTGATCTTGCTTTGCCAGTAGTTCGGAAATTCTCATTTCACCTTCAATTCGAGCAGCTGTCTGCTTGTCTCCTGCCAGCTCAGCTGCAGCAATTTTGTCCTTAAATCCAGTAATTTTTTCAACAGACTTGCTTTCAATCTCTAGCAGTTTGATGCGTTTTTGGCTTGCCGTAATCAAACGCTGCCGACGCGCTTCCGCACGCTCAGCCGCTCTGGATGCACGTCGCTGAGAAGGATCTTGAACTTGACTTGCTTCAAACTCAATCTCTTGCAACACTGGAGCCTCAAAAGCTTGTTGCTTACTAATTGCTCTCTGGCGAGCAAATTTACGTGCTTGCCGCTCTGATGTAATTCCAAGCCCAAGCTCTTTTGCCCGGTTTAAAATTTTTGCCCTTCTCGCGCCTGGTCCTTGCGGCAAGCCTTCACCAGTCAAGATCTGACGCGCAAACTCATCTGCTCCCGTAAGATCAGTTCTTGCTTTAAAGCCGCCGACGGCTGCTTGTTCACCAGCAAATTTTGAAAGAGCAGATAGCAATGGACCAGCAGCGTTGGCAATACCAGCTAAAACTTGCGTAAATATCGTGCTTAATGCTCGTCCTAACTCTCCCGCTTTGTCTCCAAAGTCTTTAAGAGCCTTTACTCCTTGAACACCAATTCGTCTTTCAAGCAGTTCAGTTGCAAGTCTTGCCGCAACAGTTGCGTCGCCATATTGCTCAATTCGCTCTAGTAGCTGAGCAGTCTCGGTTCCTGCAAAACCTGCCGCACCAGTGACTGCTTCAAGGTCGAATGTAAGGCTGTTCAAGCCTTGACCAAGCTCAGCAGCTTTTGCAAATAAATTTTCAATTTGTCCAACGGCAGCTTGAGCGCCAATGCCGCCTGCAAATCCACCAAATGCTCCACCAAGAGCACCAGCAGCAGCCTGAAATGGACTTCCGCCAAACAACAGTGGAAAACCACCACCAAGAATTGCTTGCTGCGCTCTTCCAGGTCCTTTCTGGCGATTTTGCTGTCGATCAACCTTTAATTGTTCTTTTTTAACCTGAAGCAGTCGTTCTTCGTTTTTGACTTCGCGGCGAAGAATTTTTTCGTGCGCCGCTGCAGTCTGAAGACTACCCTTGTCTGTTTTCTCAATAGCCTTGTTAAGGCGTTCACGCATCTTGGCGACTTTTACGCCTTTCTCTTCCAGCTTGTTTATTCGATCCGCAAGGTTGCGGTTCTTTACCATTGCGGCGCCTCTAGCGTCCTGCAAGTCAACTGAAGTCTTCGTCAGCTTGTTGATTTTCTGCTCAATACGCTCCAGCGATTTCAGCGCCGGATCGGCTTTTAGCTGGATATTTACTTCGTAGTTGGCTCCAGCCACAGCAAGCCCGCACTAATAAAACAAGGCTAGCGCACACGGCGATATTGAGCTTGTCGACGGGCTTTCTCCATCTCCTTATCCTCTCTCTCCGCCTTCAACGAGCAATACGCGCTCCAAGCGAACAGCTCTTCCGTACTCATCGTGCTGCGAAGCTCAGCAA